AATATGGATATATTATCTAGTAAATCCAAAGAATGGGCTAGACAATACGGAATTGATACCTCTTCTATAAATGAGGGGATAGAAGAGATGATTAAAAAAGGATATGACTTTAATCAAACTCTTGGGGCTATGCCTACTGTACTAGATGCTTCAAAAGCTTCAGGGGATGATTTCAATACTGTTATGTCTGCATCAACTTCCATTTTGGAGCAGTTTGGCTTAGTTACCAAAGATACAGCTTCAATGACTCAAAATACGCAACGTGTTACGGATAGTCTTGCCTTTGTAGCGAATAAAACAGCCGCTGGATTTTCTGATATGGGTAATGCAATGGAATATACAGGACCAGTTGCTCACGCATTAGGAATGAGTTTAGAAGAAACATCTGCTGCGATTGGTTTAATGTCAAATAATGGTATCGAAGGTGAAAAAGCTGGTACCTCTTTACGTGGTGCACTTTCTCGACTTATGAAACCAAGCAAAGCTGCAGCAGGGGCTATGAAAGAATTGGGGATTGATTTAGATGCCTTTAAGAAAGGGCAACTTGGTTTACCAGACATACTTGATAGGGTAAAAGAGAGTACCAATGGGATGACTAAGGCACAAAAAAGTTCACTACTTTCATTGGCATTTGGTACAGAAGCCCAAACAGGTATGAATATTCTAGTAGCACAAGGAGGGGATGCATTACGTAATCTCACAAAAGAAACACAAAATGCAACTGGATATACTAAAAAGCTTGCGGATCAAATGAATAGTTCAGACAAAAATGCTTTTAATAGAGCTAAAGCAACGTTAGAGACCTTATCGATTAGTTTAGGAGAAAAACTTCTTCCGTCAATAGTACCAATTGTAAAAGAAGTTGATAATTTAGCAGGTTCATTTGAAAAATTAGACCCTAAAACACAACAGATGATAATAAAAATGGGATTAGCCGCTGCTGCTATTGCTCCAACATCTAAAGCATTGAGTGGGTTAACTAGTATTGTATCAGGAACAACGGGGATGTTAGCTAAACTAGGTGCTAAAGGAGCAGGAGCACTTGCTCTGAAAGGAATAGCTACAGAAGCAACTGTTGCAAGTACCGCAATTGGTGCTGGTGGTACTGGTTTAGCGGGGAGCATTGGAGGATTAACACCAATATTAGCAGGAATTGGTCCTGTAGGATGGGCTGCATTAGGTACAGCAGGACTTGCAGGGACAATCGTTGCTCTTAGCAAGGTTACCGAAAAAGCAAGAAATGAACTGCAACAAACCAGTGATTGGGGAACGACAGTAGGTGATACTGCTAATGATCAGTTAACAGTTTTTGAAGGTAAACTTGAAAACTTTAATTCAGCATTTGCTACGTTTGAATCTTCTGGAACAAATTCTGCTAACAATGTAAAAAAAGCATTTAAAGAGTTAGCAGATACAGTCTCTGGAGATATAGATAAAGCTAAAGATGATTTGGCGAAAAGAGCTGAAGCATTAGGGATACCCAAAGAAGAAATTGATTCATGGAAAAATAATATGGATCAACATAAAAACAATGTTCAGGTTATGTCTGACCAAGTTATTGGTATCTATGAAACAGCTTCAAAACAAAAACGAGATTTAACATTAGAGGAGCAAGAAGTTATTAAAAATAATGAAGCTCAGATAATGGAAGCTGAAGTTAATTCCCTACAAATCAGTGGAGATAAAAAAGCAGCTGTTCAGGCAGCAATATATGGCAAAATTAATGCTAATTCTGAAAAACAGTTAAAAGAATATCAAACAGCAATAGAAAAAGCGGTTGATTCTGAAAATGCAAGTTATAAATCCAATATGGAAACCTTAAAACAAACACTTGATGAAGGGATGATTAGTAAAGAGGAGTACAATGCCAAGAATAAAATCTTATCTGAACAGCATAACCGCATTTTAGATACCTATGGGAAAAACTTAGTCAAGGTGCTTCAACAAAGTAAAGATTACTATCAGAACGATAGTGATGCTGCTGCAGCATGGAAAGAAAAAACATCCAGATATTTTAAAGATCACGGCTTAGACTATGGCGATATTTCTAAGAAAATGCAAGAACACGCAAATACTGTTAAAAATACAAGTGGTCTTGTAGCTAAATACACTGATGAAATGTCTAAGGAAGGTAAAGATGCATCTGATGCATGGAATGCCCTTGTATATGATCCAAAAACTGGTGAAGTTTCTACTAATGCTAAAGAAAAAGTATCAGAAGCAATGCAAGCAGCTGGAGGATGGCAAAATATTCAATGGATTGAAAAGAATGCGAAATTAGATACAAATGCTTTGATTACAATTGCTGAAGCTGCGCAAGCTAACGGCATGTGGAATAGCCTTACTCCAGAAGAAAAGAATTTGACTGTCAATAATAGAAAAGGCTTAGAAGCTATTGTTAATAGTAAACAGAATCTTGATACTTGGAATAGCATGCCTGCAAAGGTAAAAGAGTTACTTGGAAAAAATGATGATTTTATTAATAAGGGGAATTCAGCAAAAGCGATTCTTGATGCATGGAATACACTCACTCCTAAAGAAAAAGAACTTAAAGCAAAAAATCTTACAGTACAGCCTACAGAAGAAGCGAAAAGTATTATCAATACCCTTAAAGATAAACGTGTAACACTTAGTGCTCAGAATATGACGATAGTTCCAACTTTTGAAGCTCAAACTACAATGAATACTTTGAAAGATGTAGAACGTTTATTAAAATCTAAAAACTTAACGAGAGCAGAAAAAGAACAAGCTCAAGCTACAATGAACAGTCTAAAAGATGTACAGCGTATTTTAACTTCAAAAGATGCGACTCTTCCAGAAAAAGTTAGAGCACAAAATACTATGAATAGTTTACAAAACGTTGTTCGTAATTTACAAGCTTCTAATCTAACTGGTCCAGGCGTTGCTGCTGCAAATTCTTATATAGCTAATAATTTCAATGGTAAAACCGTAGATTTAAATGCCAACGATAGTCCAGCCCAAAGTGTATTAAGTGGTTTATTAAATAGTATTCCCGCTTCTAGGACTATTGATATTCTGATGAAGCAGACAAAACTTGCACAAGGAACACCATATCACCAAGGAGGACTAGCAGTTGTAAATGATCAAAAAGGCTCTACCTATAAGGAGATGATTACACTTCCCACAGGAGAAAGTTTTGTTCCCCAAGGGCGAGACGTCTTACTTCCGCTTCCAAAGGGAACACAAGTATTAAAAGCAAGGGAAACAGCAAAACTTATTCCAAAGTATGCAAGCGGAACTGGTGGTATACCAAGGAATGCAAAAATCTTTCAAAAAATGGGGGAAGTACAGCAACAACTTGTTATTAATGCTCCAAATTTAAACGATAATAGCCAAGTTACATTACTTAAAGGAATACTGCAAGCTTTATTAAAAAATGGAACTAATAATGAAGTGATTCAAGCTTTACAGGAAGTATCTAGTCGACCAGTTGTTGGTGTATTTGACATACAAGATACTACAAAAAGACTTGCTCCATTATTAACAAAAGAGCAAGCCAAGACTAGTTTAATAAATAAATTAATAGAAGGGAAAAATCCATGAAAAAGACTATGAAGATTATTTATAACGGAATTAATCTATCGGATTTATTCTATTCTGTTACAAATATTAAAAGAAATATTGGATCGAATTGGATTAATGCTACAGAAGCTCGTAAACAAGGCGTAGATTTCCTTTATAATTCTAGTGGTTCAAAACTAATTTCTTTTGATTATGTTATAGATGGTGGAGTTGATTTTGAAAAAATTAACGCTAATAAGGAGTTGTTAGCGAAATATATAAATGTAGATCACCCTGTATCGTTAATATTTGAAGATGAGTCAAACAAAGTTTGGAGTGTAGTACCGGATGGTGAGCAATCGTTTGATATGAACTCTGGGACACTTACCTTCCTTGTCCCCTCTGGTTATGCTGAGTCTATTGATACCAAGGTGTTGAATAAGACAAGCTCTGGTGGAGAGAATGGGACAATCAAGCAAAATGCTGATGGAAGTGTAACGGTTGAAATTAACAATAATGGGACACTCCCTATTTATCCAACAATCAATATTATACCGACATCTGAAACTGGCTTTCTAGCCTTAGTTGGAGAAAACGGAGTACTTGAAATAGGAAATCCAGATGAAGCAGACACCACAACTGCAAAAAACCAAAAGTTAGTCTGTGATATTAGATCACAGGCAGATTTTGAAGCAAGTTTTGTACCTGATACGAGCTGGACGACTTCATGGCCAACGAACCTTGAAGGTATTCCCTTAAATAGCACAATCGGTTGGAAAGACGATGGTATTAGAATAAAAAGCATGGCCAACACAGACTTGTGGAATGGTGGGGTGCTTAGATATGAAGTTCCAAAGGATGAAGTTGGAAACTATGTAAAAGATTGGCATGCTCAATTTAATACGATTTTCATTCAAGAGAACCTTGCTCAATGCGGACGATTTCAAGTTTATTTTGCGGATGAAAACAAACAACCTTTGGCTTGCTTTGAAGTTTATAAAGGAGGTAGTGGAGAAAATGCTTCTTTAGAATTTTGGCTTATCGGTGGCGATAAGACCTTGAAACGTTTCAAAAACCATAGTTTCTCAGCCACGACTGGAAAAGCAGATAAAAACGGCTCTGCACTCTTTGGCCCAAGCCGAGGGGGACAAGCTATTATCAAACAGGGCAATAAAATTTCTTTTTATTGGAAAGCTGCTGCAGAAACTTATCTCATGGGAGCTGGGGCTGCATCCACAAAGCTTGCCTATGTGTATATTGTTTTAGCAAAGCGCCATAATTACCAAATGGTTAAAGATACAAGTCTACGTTCATTTAAGCTCATGAACCTAAATAATGAATTTCCAGTAGATATTTTAAATAAGTATCAACCTGACGATAAGATCACGGTGGATATGGCAAAATCTAAAATCTTTGTGAATGATATTGGTGCAAATTCCGATTTTATCACAGGCTCGAGCTTCTTTGCCATCCCACCAGGAAAAAGTCAAAAGTTAGAGCTTGTATGTTCCCCTTGGACAACAAGCCCACCTGATATTGAAGTGAGCTGGAAAGAGAGGTATTTATAATGCTTATTAGCATTCACGATCAAACATTGCAACGTGTTGGTTTTCTAAGCAATGAAAATCCACTGACCCCAGATTTTAAGAATGATAAGTTCCATCGTTATTTAGCTCAAGGGGCAGCAACCTTTGATTTTACGGTCAATAAAAGAAAAAATGGCGTACTACAAGATTATATGCAACATCTTAATGAGCATGCTTATTTTAGTTTTCAATATGAGGGTGAAGATTTTCTTTTTGATTCTGTGATTGTAGAAGAAAATGATGATGAAGTCACTTTTAATTGCTTAACCCTTAATCTTGAAATGCGGAATGAAGAAGTCAAGAAGCTAGATAATTCAACCAGTCATAATATTCAATGGTATTTTGACAAGATGGGACTGATTAATTTTGCTCAAATTAAATTGGGGAAAAACGAAGTATCAGACTCTACACGAGTGATCAAGTACGATTCAGAAGATACAAAGCTTTCTCGATTGATTTCTGTTATTCAAAACTTTGATGCTGAGTTTGAATTTGTGACAACACTCAAACGTGACGGATTGCTTGATAACATCACTCTCAATCTCTATAAGAAAAATGACGGAGCAGATATTCAAGGTGTCGGACAAAATCGTAATGATGTCATTTTAACTTTTGGAGAAAATATCACAGGAGTTTCACGAAAGGTTGATAAGTCTCAAATTTTTAATTCAATTTTTGTTACAGGTAAAGATGGATTGAATTGGAAAGATAAATCATGGTCTGTGAAGAATGCGGAAGGAGTAGAAGAGTTTTACAAACGTGCGGGAGAAAGCTATGCGAAAGCGCCACTATCTGCTCAAATGTTCCCATCTCAAATCCAATCTACAAAAGGTGATATATGGACCAATAAAAACAAAGAGACAGAATACACCTCTCATGAAGCAATGTGGGGTTATGCATTAAGTGAATTGAGAAAGAACGCTTATCCTTTGGTTGAATATGAAGTTCAAGCAACGAGTGGCGTAACAGTTTCAAGCATGGGAGACGGTACACCCCTTCATATTGGGGATACTGTTCGAATTCAAGACATGAATTTCATGGATTCAAATGGAGATGTAGGACTCTTCTTATCTGCTCGCGTCTCTGAATTGGAAATCAGCTTTACGAATCCCACCAATAATAAAATCACTTTCTCAAATTACGTCAAGTTGAAAAGCGAAGTTTCTGATGATCTCCTTGACCGTATGCAATCAATCATTGACCAGAATACACCCTATCGTTCTGAAATAATGACCACTAATGGTATTCAATTTAAGAATGGTACAGGAACAACTGATTTATCTGCACACATTTTCAAGGGAGCAGATGCAGTTGAAACTGTAGCAGATGCTTATACGTGGTTTAGAGATGGTACGCCGATGGCACAAACTCAAACCATAACAGTAAGTGCTACAAGTGTACCTGAAAAAGCAGTTTATTCTTATGAAGCAAAAATAAATGGTGCAGTAGTAGGAACAGCCTCCGTAACTATTACTAACGTGAATGACGGTAAAGACGGAAGTGATGGCATTGCTGGAAAAGATGGTTTAGGAATAAAATCGACAGATATTACCTACGCTATTTCTACAAATAGCACAACTCCACCTACAAGCGGTTGGACAAGTTCCGTACCTACCCTGACTAAAGGTAAATATTTATGGACAAGAACAGTTTGGAATTATACCGATAATTCCTCTGAAACAGGCTATTCTGTAACTTATATTTCTAAAGATGGGAATGACGGGAATGACGGTATAGCTGGAAAAGATGGTGTAGGTATTAAGTCGACCACAATTACTTATGCTAAATCAACCAGCGGAATAACACAGCCAACAACAGGATGGACGTCCACTGTTCCCACTGTTCCTGCAGGTCAGTTTCTATGGACAAAAACTGTATGGGAGTATACGGATAGTACCAGTGAAACAGGATACTCTGTAGCTAAAATGGGAGATAATGGCACAGATGGAAAAGATGGGGATGACGGAAAAACTTATTATCCTCATACGGCTTATGCATACAGTGCAGATGGGAAAGAAGGATTCACAACAGACTATCCCAATCTTAACTTAGTGGACGGAACTAGAAAACCTATCAGCGAAGATGGTGTAATAACTATCGGTGGCAAGGGTGGTGCAACTACAAAAATTGAATACGTTCCATTCGTGGTAGATGATAATCAAGCCATTGTAAATGGCATGAGAATTACAGATGATGGCAGTAAGACTGGTCAGACTCAATCAGGTTGGAATAGTGGTTCTAAAATAGGATATTCAGAAGTGAAAGATAAAAAAGTCACCTTGTCAGCCTATGTTAGAAATGATTCAGCAGTACCTATCAATATTGGTCTTCAGATAGGTATGTCACCTAATCCAGTCGACCAAGCAGACAATGCAAAATTTATTTCAAAATATACAGTAATCCAACCAAATAGCGGAATTATTAAATTAAGCGCAACATTGGATATCCCAGAAGACATCATACGTATATGGTATTACATATATACCAATAGAGGTTCTGGAACTGCGCCAACTGTTTCAAAACCGTACATTTGGTCATTTGCTGGGTATAAGGCAGAATGGGGTGAAAAAGCTACACTTTGGATGCCATCACTAAGTGAAGTAAAACCAGAAGATTGGCCAACATATATTGGGTCATATAGTGACACAAATCCAAGTACAAGCACTGAACCTAGCAAATATTCATGGGCATTGTTCAAAGGCAGTGATGGGGAAAAAGGAGACAGTGGAGATCCTGGAAAAGTTGTACAACAAGATACAGAACCTTCGGATCGCTTCAAGGATATGCTTTGGCAGTATACAGGTATAGCTCCACTTAAAGTAACAGGTATCACAGCTCAGCCTAATATGACCTATGTTTGGAATGGTACTTCATGGCAAATATGGTTTTTGAATCCTGCTAACCTGCAAGCAGTGAATGCATGGATCACGAATGCCATGATTGCCAATGCAGCTATTGATTTTGCCAAAATTAACTCAGCAACGATTGAAAATCTATCTGCAATAACTGCAATATTGGGAGATGTGTTCGCGGGTAAAATTACAAATGAATTTGATTATAAAGGTGATGATGGTAAGCAGTACACAGGTACTACAGTCTATGATTCCTATAAAATACTAATGGATTACACAATTGATGGTCAAGGTGGAATGACTTTGAGTCTTTCACCAGAAGGATTAATCATTAAAGGTAATACAGGGGAAGCAGGAGGAAGTTATGCACTAGATTTAACTAAAGGAGGATTAAGAATTGATGCAGGTCCTCTTGGAAATGTGGATTTAACTCCTGGTGGTTTGGTTTTCTCCTCAGACACTGAATTAAAAACACTCACATTAAATGGCGTTGTTACAGCAAAGGTTTATTACCAGAGAAAAAATGGCACTGTTTTTGTAAATGGTGGAGGAAATTGGGGTAATTTTGCAGATAATAAACCAAGAACTTTAGGTACCATACCAGAGGGATTTAGACCCCCAAGCGATTGGGGTGCTGGTATGAACCCTCAAGGTGGATCCCGATTGATGAGTGCACGAATTAATACGAATGGTAATGTAGAGATAACTGCTGATGCAGCTCAAAATAATGTTTATGGTCAATTTTCCATGAGCTATCCAGTTGAATAAAGGAAAAAGAGGGAAAAGAAATATGGAAGTATTAAAGAAAAATGTTTTTCAGTATATAGGAAGTACAGGTACCGACAATTGGCCTACAAGCGAGATGACCGCAAACATTGATGAGAATGGAAATTTTAAACTTGAAATGAGTATGTTTAATTCAAGTGAGTTCTTCAGCAATGAAACCCAGCGTGAAGATGTTATGGACTTTATGGTCCAACTTTTGGATAAAGCTAAAGAACTGGCAGCTCAATCAGAATCAGAAAACCCCGTTGCTCCTGTGGTGGAAGAAGGAGAGTAGCAAATGAAATTAAGTACGAAAGGGAAATATACATGCATGTATTTTTAGGATTTACATTAGCAGAGTGGGTAGCTGCAGTAAGCTTATTTACTTTCGTTTTCGGTGGATGTGCATCATTGATACGTTATTTCAGAAAGAGTATTTCTGATCCAATGACTCTAGCTATTGATGAATTGCGTGAAGACTTAAAGGAGTCACGTGAGCAGCGGAAAGAAAATGAAGGCAAGTTGTTTGGAATTGCGGATGATCACACAAAACAACTTTATAACCATGAAGGTCGATTGAATACACTTGAAACTATTACAAGTTCCAGTGTTATGCGTATCGATCGAGCAGAAAAAGAATTACAAGGAGAATAATCGATGTTCACAAAAACATTTTGGAAAGACACTGCGGAACGTGCAGTAAAAACATTTGCTCAGTCAATGGTTGCTGTAATGACTGCAGGAGCTACTGGTGTACTCGATGTAGATTGGGTAAATGCTTTAAGTGTATCATTGCTAGCAACGCTTGTTTCAGTGCTTACATCTATTGGAAGTGGAACAGTTGGTGATCAGTCAGCAAGTGTTATTAATCTGAACAAGGAGAACAAATGATAATTTTAGGACTATGGGGGCTGT